GCGTTCCTTTCCAGCCTGGACAACCCGCGCTCCTATGCCAGCGGCAACATCGGGGGCCGTTCCGCTTATTTCAAGAAGCACTGAAACGCCGGACACTGAAACACTGACCGCCAAGCGATAGCGCGGCGGAGAAATGAGGGCACTATGGAAGTTTTGAAAGCTATTCTCGCCGCGCTGGTTGGCCTGCTGGTGATCTTTGCCTGCGTTGCGTGGGCAATCGCCGCCGTGCTGGGGCCGCTGGCAATTATCAAACTGTGCGTGTTGTGCCTGCTGGGCTGAAAGGAGCCGGGCTATGAAGTTGAGCAAGTTTGTGAAACGAGCCAAGAGCGAAAGCTACTGCATGGTAATTCATGCGGACGACAGCGGCATTTGGCTGGGCACCCGTTCGGCGCTGTACAACGCCACGGAGCTGCCCGACATGGAGGGCAAAGAACAGGTAGGCGCGGTGCTGGACATTGACAGCAAGGCGTGGGAAAAAATGTTCTTTGACGAACAGTACACCGAAACCGCAGGGGCGGGGTTTGGCATAAACCTGACGGGTGCTGACCCACTGGAACAGGAGGCGCGGCGGGTGCCGCTGGAAATGTTTTACAAGGGCATGGGGCTGGTTGGCCTTATGTGCGGCGACACCGGGGAGTTGATCTTTTACGACGCCGCGCTGATCGCACCGATTGCCGATGTGGTCAAGAACAGCGACTACATACAGACCGTTGTGCGCAAGACCGCTGGCGGTGCGCCGTATGTGGTTATCAAAGACGGGTTTGAAGTGCTGGCCGGGTTTGTGCCCGTGAAGATCATAACCAAGCAGTTCTTGGAGGATTTGAGCGAGTTTGAAAGCGCCTGCGTGAGCCAGTATATGCGGGAGCAGAAGCAGGCTTTGGACGCAGCAGACCCGGACAAGCAGGACGAGGACGCGGAGCAGATCGGAATGGAGGGCGGCCATGCAGAGTGAAACCAAGTACACAAAGCAGGACTTGGAAACTATGCGGGCGTGGTCACTTCAACGGAAAATTCAAGTAACGCAAACAAGAATCATTGAGTGGATAGGCCGGTATGACTGGAATGTGTACATTTCATTCAGCGGCGGAAAGGACAGCACGGTTTTGGCGGACTTGACGGCGAGAGCGTATCAAGCCTTTTGGTGCCCGAACCGAAAAGAACCGCTCCATTTGGTGTTTGTGAACACGGGGCTTGAATACCCGGAAATCCAGAAGTTCGTAAAGTATTTTGCAAAGTGGCTGGAAAGGCAGTATGAAATCCCCGTTGACCTTGAAGTGCTGACGCCGGAGCTGACTTTCCCGGAAGTGCTGACAAAATACGGCTACCCGGTGATCGGGAAAGAGGTTGCAAAGGTGATCTACTACGCCCGGAACGGTTCACAATGGGCACTAAACCGGCTGGACGGGCTGGACAAGTGCGGAAAGCCAAGCAAATTCAAGGAACGCTACAAGAAGTACAAGTTCATGGTCGAGGCACCGTTTTCAACTTCGCAATTATGTTGTGATGTTATGAAGAAAGGCCCAGCCAAGAAGTACGAAAAGGAAACCGGGCGCAAGCCGATAGTTGCCACTATGACCGAGGAATCGGAACAGCGGCAAGCATCGTGGCTGCGGTACGGCTGTAATTCGTTCGATTCAGAACGGCCCATGTCAAAGCCGATGTCATTTTGGACAGAGCAAGATGTGCTGCAATACCTGAAACAGACCGGCATACCCTATGCGCCGGTGTACGGCGAGATCGTGGAAGAAAATATGCAGTTGCAGATGTTCGACGAGGAGTTCCCGCCGAAATTGACTACGACGGGCTGCGACAGAACAGGTTGTATGTACTGTATGTTCGGGATTATGAGCGACAAGGAGCCGAACAGGTTCCAGCGCATGAAGCAGACACACCCGGCGCAGTACAAATACTGCATATACGGCGGGCACTTTGAAAACGGCGAGTTAAAGCCGGATAAAACGGGCCTTGGCCTTGGCAAAATCCTTGATTACATCGGCAAGCCCTATTGAGGGCAAAAAACAGAATAGGCGTTGCAGGCCGGGCGTGGAGCGGGGTTGCGCCCCGCCCGGCTGCTTGATTTTTTAGCCTTGCCGCGCTGCGGCGGGCTAAAAAAATACCGCCTTGGGCGGCTTGGGGCTGGTATATCAGCATTAAGTTAAGCACCACGGCAGAAATGCCGGGGAAAGGGGTCAAGGGGGAAACGAGGGCGGCGGGCACTGCCTGATCAACAGCAGGACGGAAAGAGAGCCGCCCGGTGTTTCCCCTTGCCTGCGGAGCAGAGTGTGGTATTCCAGCGAGAAGAAAATAATACAGGGGTGCGGGGGTGTAGCCCCCGCATGGGAAGTAACCACCTTGGGAGAGGGGCAAAAGCTGTGAAGTCGATCTATTACAGAGAGCAAAAGCATATCTGCGGCAAGAGTTATGCCACCGCCCCCTACATGGAGGTTGATCTATACCCCGTGACCCAGAAACAGCACAAAGCAGGCCGCCGTGCCAAGCGCAGGGAGGCCAGCACCCTTGCACAGCAGACCTACAACGACAACAGGGCCAAGCGCTACCATGTGCAGCTTGTCAATGCCAACTTCGGCAAGGGTGATTTTTCGTGGACAGGAACCTATGACGACGACCACCACCCGGAGCCGGGCGACACGGCCAAGGCTGACCGCGATTTGACGAACTACATAAAGCGCTTGTACCGTTGGTGCGATAAGAACGGCGTACAGCGCCCCAAGTGGGTTGCCGCCACAGAGTATTGCACCGTGCAGGAGGATGGCACAGCCTGCGGGCGGCACCACCACCACGCGATCATACAGCACACCGACGGCCTGACCCGTGATGTGCTGGAACAGCTATGGGCAGACAAGGCCGGGCAGATTGGCTTTACCCGCTGTGAATACTTGGATGTTGACCACGGCAGCGTTGAAAGCCTTGTGCGGTATATCAGCAAGAACAAGCGGTGCGCCCGGAGCTGGCGGCAGAGCCGTGGCCTTGAAAAGCCGAAAACACCGCCGCCGAACGATACCAAGTGGAGCCGCAAGAAGCTGGACGAGGCAAGCACCCTGTACATCGACGATGTGGCGTACTGGGAACGAAAATACCCCGGCTACACCCTGAACCGGGTGGAAACGCGGGTAAGCAATGCCGGGTGGCGGCACACCACCGTGATTATGCGACGGGCGGAGTGCCGGAACGGCACACCGGGGCGCAAGGTTACGCCGAGAATGAACAGGTAAGAAAGGGGCACGGGTCTATGCTGTGCGTGAAACAAGTTATCGTGATTTGCCGGGAGGTCAACAGGCAGACCGGGCAAATTGCCGTGTATGTGGTTCCGATGGAAATTGACGAACACACGGTTGTGCGTTTGAGCCTGCGGTCAATGTTCAACCCGGAATTACGCTATTTCTTCGCGTATGAAGATGTTTACCAAGAACAGAAACAGGAAATCACCGCCATGCTGAAACGCCGGAATATTACCAAGCAGGAAGTTGACAGCGTGTACGGGATTGCAGAAGTTGGGAGGCAATGACTATGGACAACAAGGAACGCTTTATTGAGATTTTCACCTCACAGATTCACAGACCGGGTGCGGCGGAGCTGCTGGAATGGCTGGAAAGCACGGACTTTTTCGAGGCACCGGCCAGCACCCACTACCACGGCAGCTACACCGGCGGGCTGGTGGAACATAGCCTGAATGTGTACTATGAGCTGATCGGTGCGGGGCGGGTGCCGGGTGTGCTTACGGCGGAAACCTATGCAGTTGTGGCGCTGCTGCACGACATTTGCAAGGCGGATTTCTATGCCCAAAGCACAAGAAATCAGAAGAACAGCGACGGTAAGTGGGAAACTGTGCCCTGCTATACCGTGCGCGAAAAATTCCCGTTCGGTCACGGGGAGAAGTCTGCCTTTTTGGCGCAGCGCTTTATGCCGCTGACCGACGCCGAGGCGCTGGCTATCCGTTGGCACATGGGCGCGTATGACGACGCTGCCAAGGGCGGGAGCAAGGTGTTGTCCGCCGCTATGGCCGCAACGCCGCTTGTCTATGCACTCCATGCCGCCGATATGCGGGCCGAGCAGAAAGAGAACGCGCAGCAATGAACATGGAGTTGGACGACCTGCCCCCGCGCTACCGTGCGCAGGCAGAACAGCAGCTTGCCGCCCGGAAACGCCGCGCCGCTGACCCGCTGGCCGAGGCGGTGAAGCAGGCCAAGGCGGCAGGCCGGGATTTTGACAGCCGGGGCGAGTATGAATTTTACACGGGAACCGTGCTGCCAAAGATGGCGCGGGGCGAGATCGTGGAGTGTGAGCAGCACCCCGCGTTCCCGCTGTTCCCGGCGGGTGAATACGGCACCATGAAGCTGCGCCCTATACGCTACACGGCAGACTTTAGGCTGACCTATGCCGACGGCACCGTTGAGATCGTGGAGATCAAGAGCAAGTTTGTCCGGCGTATGCAGCGTGACTACCCTGTGCGGCGGCGGGTGTTCTTAGAACAGATCGCCCGCCCGGCGGGGTGGAAATTTACCGAGATCATCACCGCCGAGGACAAAGAGGACTTGAAACGCTGGCGAGAGCTGGCAAAGGAGGGCTGAACCCATGAAAAGCCAAGAAAAGAACCGGTGCCCGCTGTGTGAGCGGCACCAGCGTATGCAAACCACCAGCGGTATGCTGTTTTGGGTGGAGTGGGGCGAGGACGGCAACCCGCGCCTTTGTACCGATACCCTGCACGACGGCGGCGGGCTGAATGTGCTGTGCATTGATTTTTGCCCGCTTTGTGGGCGGGAAATGGAAAAACAGGAGGCTTTGGGATGAAAAGACGGCATACCACACCGAGTTACTACGCCCGGAACGCGGCCATGCAGGCACAGCGGCGCTTTTTGCGTACCGGCAAGACCGAGGCCGAACGGTTGGACGATCACAGGGAGGCAACGGCAAATGTGCTGGTGTTGTGCATTTTGGCGGCGATCTACGACAAATACGGCATTGGTGAAATGCGCTTGCAGCGCGTGGTGGATTGCGCCAACGAGATTTCGGCCAAGTATGCGTTGGAAAAGCAGGTGCGCGGCGAGGAACGAGCCAAAGCAACGCTGGTAGCTGCGGTGTGGTGGTTCATGCCGCCGTTTCTGCTGCCTGCGCTGTCTGCCCCCAAGACGGAGCGGGAGGCCGTGCAGCTGGCCGCCCGGCGCGAGGCGGCGGACACGGTTATGAAAATCTATGTGCAGGCCATGCACAAGGCGCTGGGCTTTGGCGCTGACCGTGTGGCCGTGGTGGTGGAAGAAACCGAGGGCAATTTCCGCCAGTTTGGCGAGTGTACCAAGGACGGCGAGTATTACGGGTACGCGGTGCTGGCGCGGAAGATCGGGCAGATCATTCACGACACGGTGGAGGTGGATACCAGCGGAGCAACGGAGCCGGTTTTCGGCAAGACGATGTTCTGACTTACAGGCAATGGAGGTGCTGGGTATGCGGAGCGAAACGGTAAAGCATATCGTCAAATATTACGGGGGAATCCCGGAGGCTATCAAGCTGCTTAAACGGGAGCGTGACGCGCTGGAAGATGAATATAACGGCTTGGGCGGCCTTGCTATGGACGGTATGCCGCATAGTTCGGCACCCGGCAACCCAACCGAGGCGCTGGCCGTGCGCGTGATCGAAAACGGCGTGAAGAACCGCCTGCAGGAGATCGGCGTTCAGGTGGAAGTCTTGGAGGGCGACGCGGCCAACATCCGGGGCGCACTGGACGCGGTGAACGGTAAGTACAAGTCGGTCATAATCATGCGGCTGATTCGTGGGTACAGTTGGACAAAAATTTCCGGCAAGCTGGGTGTGCCGGACAGCACGGCGCGGAATTGGCACGGCAGAGCTGTGGAACGGCTGGGCGAGGTGCTGGAAGAAGTGCCGATGGTGGACGAGTTGGCCGAGCGGGCCACGCGCGCGCGTACATAATATGCGCCGGGAAAAATCCCGTAAAAAACGCCAATGCCCCGGCGGGATTTTTTGCGTGTAAAAACCTCTCTTTTGGAGCGGGAAACACAGCGGGAAAACTGGCCGAAAAAGTGTTTTGGTCAAAAGATTTCACCCGGCGGGCGGAACCTTTTCC